CCTGCGATAACTCTTTGGCATCCTCCCACCCATGCTCGTCAAAGCCACCGCCCGTTTCCTCATCATCACCATCATCACCTGATTCCGAACCATCTCCATTCTCCCCCTTGGATTTACCTTCGCCTTTACCTTTACCCTTGCCTTGCTTCTTTTGCTTGAGCATACGGAACACAGTACCCGCATCGAGTCCGCGATACTGCTCATCCAACAACCCACCCTCGGGCAGAGATACGAATGTGCCGTTAGGGTCAGAGTCATAGATCATTAGATTGATCACATAGTCACACGCCATGTTGGATATCTTAGCGTCTTGCTTCCAAAGATCTTCCCACACAGTCATGTGGCGAAACGCCTTGTGTAGATTCTCGTGAAGTATCAGACCACGCAAGTCAGCATCCGATAACTTGTCAACGAACTTGCGCCCGTATCGTGTGTTGTAGCCATCGGTGTACGCAGTCGGGCAACCCTGATCTAGCACAGAGGTACGCCCCATCATAAACACACCCGAGTACAGCGCATACTTCGGGTCATTCATCAGAGCAATGTGCGCTTTCTGCACACGCTGTTCAGCACTTAGTTTTTGTGTCATGTTCACTCTCCATTAGAAACTCAAGTCAGACTTGAGGATTAGAACGCCCATTGATTCTTGATAGCCCACTGCTTGAACTTAGTATTGCGGGTAAGTATTGACTGCTTGGTGCTTGACTTCATAGCAGACTTGGCAAACATCGCCTGCCATTCAAGATCAAGACGCTCGGCATAGTCGATCCACGCATCAATAGACTTATCATCCACACGGGTCAGCGCAGAGAACACCACCATGCATTTAGCAATCACATCGGTAGCACCCGGAACCTTCGCACCCTTGGGGTCAGCAACGATTGATTCCCATGTCGGCAACTTGTCCACCACCGTGAAGAACGCTTGCATCTCAGCAGCAGCCTTGTCACCCACCGTACCCGCAAGTAATGACTGCGTTACCAAATCACCGAGGGTATGGCGCTGCTTGACGATATGAGAAGCCTTCTCTAAAGATCTTGGTGTAACAAACGCAGACTGTGGCTTGGTTGGTTGATAGATCAAACCATTCTCTATCTGTGCAGGATCGGTGTAACTCTCCAAGCAATGCGGATTCTGCTTGACCCACGCCAAGACGATTGGCTCAATGTCATTCTCAATAGCCCACGCACCCCACGAATCAGGATCGAGCGAACCATCTACATTGAACCCTGCGTGTGGCTTGCGCACCGTAGTGAAACAGACACGGTTACGGGCATGGGCTTCGAGCGAATCACCTACGCCATCCGTTGACAAGTTAGTAGTACCGAACACAATCGAACCTTTGGGCAGGGTCATGTCACCGATGCGATACTCGTTCATCAGAGTAAGCAATACATTCTTGACCGCCTTCATTGCCTTGCCGATCTCGTCGAGCATAACGATCACGGGCTTATCCGATTGCAATTGGAACCGAGCATTGGGTGCGAACCGAGTCACCCGAATCCCATTCTCTTCCACCGTATAGGGCAGGGCAAAGTCACCCAAGTCCAACAAGGTGCAGTCGATGTACGCTGTCGCATATTCAGGGAAACGCTTGGCAAGAACTTTGAGCATGGCAGACTTACCAATGCCCGGCTCACCCTGCCCAATGATTGTCACCTGATCACCCACCGTCGCAATTGCATTTGCGAACTGCGACAAAGTTACGGAACTACCTAGATTTATTGTTGCCATTTTCACTCTCCATTTTTATTTAAGAAACTCAAGTCAGACTTGAGGAAATACATTTACAACTACACATTACTACAACTGAATACCTCTATTATATAACAAGATTATCTCTAATGCAAGAGGTATCCACCTCCCGTGTGGTGTACACATCCATCTGTTTGATCAACTTACTGATGAAGTTTTTGATTGCGCTCACCGAATACTTGCGATCATCTAGTGTTAGTTTTGCGGTGTATGAGTCATTGGGGTATGGTTGAAAATCAAGCGCACTAACCTCATTTGTTTGTAGTGGATATAGTTTCTCCAATATGCAATACATCGCACGATCCCAAGTATCTATATCCTCAACGCTTAAGATCTCAAGCAACGCATCAAGGTCGTGCAGGTATGTTTCGTATGTATTGTAGGCGTGTTGTCTTTGCCACTTGCTGAGTGTGTGCCCGTGCAAGATTCCCTTAATGTTTTCTTCGAACCCAAAGTCGTACTTGTATTGTTTCCATGCGTACTCTCCCGATCCACCTTGCTCAACGAGCGAACGCCATTGTTCAGTCGTGCTTGCTCGCACCCAACCATCTGCCAACTTGAGCATAGTCGTCGCGTACTTCTCGAACCCTTTGATGCGCTCGCGCACCACCTTAGATTTACTACGGTCAACAACTTTCTGCGTGAGTTTGATCTCTGTGATTAGTTTCCAATCATCACCCTCTTGCTTGAATGTCACCACCTTGTCGTGGAGGATCGGCACCTTCTGATCACCTCTCAGCACCCACACTTGACCCCGCGTCTTGGTAGCACGGAACGGGGAATGTACGCTCATAAATTCTGCTGTGCTAACACTAGCGTAACCACCTGTCCTGAACTCGATCCGCCCATCGGGGCTGTACATCACCACATTGGTACGATAAAGCCTTGCGCCATACCACACACCATCGGCACGATCCTCTTTGACTAACAACTCCCAATCCCTGCGACGCTTACCAAGTGGGCGCACATCTTCTGCCCTACCACGGATCGGCTTGGTTTCTTCGTATCTGTTTCTAAAGAACTCGTATGTCAGGTATGTCATTTTCACTCTCCTTAGTTTTCTCAAGTCCGACTTGAGTTTTGGGTTTACTTATCTTTCCTTATGTCCAACCAAATCACTACACCGATGCCCACAACTACAAGCACCACGAACCACACCAACTCATGCGCAGCCTGAGCAGCCATGCCCGAGTCAATCCACCAATTTGTTTTCATTTACTTTCTCCTTTTTCTTGCGTGGTTTAATAGGTCTGATCATGTAGTTATACTCAGCAACTACGCGGTCATGTAGCAGAATTTCCTCTTGTCTAGGTAGGCAGTATCTTTCTAGACTATCTATATGCTGTTCAAGCACATCTAAAATCATCCCTAAGTCCTTTGCGCTTAGGTGTGCTCGTTTATTATTCATTTATCCCCTCCCGATATGATGCAAGCCAAGAAGTACACACAGAACGCAATACAGATCAGACCAAGTGCCCCGTTCAAGGCACGCAGAACCTCAGCGATCTCACTCATTTGCTCTCCCCTTTCTGTAAAACACAGTCGATCTGATGCGGTAGCACATTGAATGTGTACTTGCGCTCATCCATTGCCACGACAGTCACCAACTCCCCGATGCGCTCGACATAGCAGGGTTTCTTGTTGAACCTCACCACATCGCCAACCCGCACCTCACCATTGGCGTCGAACAACCTCAAGTCAGACTTGAGATCCGTGCTTGCCTTGGGTTTCTTGGGGAACTCAGGCGGTATTGCCTGTATAGGATTGATTCTCATCTCAACCCCCTTGCTACCCATAACAGGTAAAAAGATCTGATCACACCCATGCGATACCCGAACCGCAACTTCCAATACGCATACCGCTCCCCATGCCAAACCACGATACTCCGTACCTCGATTGGATTTATCATTTCACTAACCCTCCTTTGTTGTTGATACCCTTGGCTGCTTCTCTTGCGAACGCTTGGCTGAAGAACATCGGGCCTTGCTTGTGTGGGGTCAGGATTGTCCAACCCTTCTGAACCTCTTTCGATTTCTCCTCCCCGCACTCCTCACACAAACGACTTACAGTTTGACGCTGAGGTGGCTCAATATCCGAGCCACACCAATGACAATTCAAATATCTAATACTCATCTCGCACCCCCTTCAAAAGCATTGATCGCGTCAAGGATCATCCATCTATCTACCGTCGTGTTTCCACGAGCCATCTCCTCCATCACATAATTGGCTATGTATTGGGCTAACGCCTGCTTATTAATATCACTCATCTCATACCCCTTTCACAAAACAATCAACGAACTGAACCCTGTCTTTAAAATCTAAAGACTCCCAACTAGGTTTAACAAACTCAACCTCATAAACAAACGAATCAGCACGCCACGACTTCTTGCGCATTACTTTTACTTTAGGTATTACCCGTACTTGGGGTTTGATTGATGCAAGGGTTTCTTGCCAAGTTTTTGTTGTCATTTTCACTCTCCATAAGATGTTTAGATACGCAACGATGAACTCTCTCAAACCAAACTCAAGTCAGACTTGAGAAAACCCATCGCGCCGTATCCACGGCTTGCCCCTCTGCATTTAGCAGTCCTGTGTGGTGTTCGGGGCGGGGCGTACTAGGTAGCGTGGCAAAAGGGTCAGACTCAACAAAACAAAACCCTCAACTATCTAATACACCGCAGAGGTACTGCTCAGGTTAGCGCGTGTGGGGATGGAAGAACCAAAGAGAATGGGATACACCGAACTCAATCAGCCTGCATAAACTTCAGTCCTCGTGCCAATGACACACAGACGCCCTACGCCTACTCTGCACTTGGCAGTTAAACCAACACCTCAGAGTCCCCGCTAAAGCGGAACGACTTGCAACTCAAGTCTGACTTGAGGATCGGGATAGCCAAGCATTTGCCGGATTGTTAAAGAGCGATTTACTACTGAACCTCTATTATATAATAGGTCTATGGGGTGTGTCAAGTCCTTTTCTTTACTTTCAGCACTTGTTTTACATTCGCCAACACACCATAACGAACCCGATTTTTTAATTTTTTGTTTTACTTTGGGGGCTTGTTCCAAGAATGGGGGGATTTGTTCTTGCTTGTTCCAAGGAATAGAACGGGGGATTTACTTTATGGATCAATATGTTAGGGCAAGAATCGTTTGCTTGTTCCTTTGTTCCACGCGATAACAGGCACCTGCGCAGAAGGTCTTTCTTGAGAGAAAAAATGGCGGTGAAAGTAAAAGTAAAACAAATAATTTTTTGGGAGGGTGTGTATATATTTTTTTAAAGAACAAATAGATAGATAATAGAAGAAAGAACAGATAAATCAATAACTTAGCCTGTACTCTTACAGAAGAACATTTGGTACAAGATTTGGAACAATGGCTTGCAGACGCCATTCCACAGTTCCTTTATAGAAATTAGAAGAAGTACAAAGTAGTAACGATACTTTTTGCCTAAACTCAAGTCTGACTTGAGGATTGCTCACACAGAGATGACACCAGTTTCTGCCCCCCGCGCCCCCGCACGCACCGATCACGCACGAACAACCTGCCACGCACACGCACTCACCAACCGCGCCCACCAACCGCGCCCACCCTCACTTACCGAGATGACACCAGTTCCCAAAATTTGGGCGAAAAAAAACCCCGCCGAAGCAGGGTCTGAAGTGGTGCTGGTTATTCTGATTCGGGGAATCCCGCATCATCTAATGCATCGACTAGGTAAGCCGCGATCTCCGCGAGCGCGTCATTCGCCGCCCGCATTTTCTCAAAACCCTTGCGCAGTTTACCCGCCGCCGCCTCCGCCGTATCCGCAGGAGATAACGCGATCATAATCGCGCCGCCTGATTGCTTGGCGCCCTTTTTCTTTCCTGCCTTGCGGGCGGCGTTTTCGTCGTAACCCTTGCCGCTTTTAACTGCCTTGCGAAACTCCCCAAGCACGGTGTCCACGGTTCCGGCGCTAACCTTTTTCCCTTTGGCATTTAACCCTTTGGGAAAGCGAGCATCAATAAAAGCGATTGCAAGCGGGCATTTACCCTTCGCGCCCACTTCCGCTTTCGCCGCGTGGAGTTTAGCCGCCGCGTCATGAGCGCGCTCTTTAGCGGAACCCGCAGTATTCAATGCTTCGCCGCAGGTCTTAGCAAGCGCGACATGGGCGGGTGTAGCGGTGTAGGGCTTTACTGCTTTAACTGCTTTTGACTTTGTCGTCATTTGAATCTCCGTTTAGTTATGCCGTTGCGTGATTGCTACGACAGACTCCACTATATCATAGGTTTATGGGATATGACCCGCTCATGTCAGACTTGAGCCGCCGCGACCCCCACCGCCCCCCTACCCCCCAAATGGCATATATGGGACCCGCCCGCCCCTGTACTGCGTGTTTTGCACATTAGATACCCCCTCCCCCCAACTCAATGTAAAAGTAAAACTAACTGACCTGATTATGGAAAACACCCCCCTTGTCTTTTTGGATCCATGCCCCCCGGGGGGTATATAATTTTTTTCGTGGGGGCGCCTCTTTGACGATGGAGGTTTTCCAAGTCCCCCACACTCTTGACAAAACAAAATCTATCTAGTAAGTTCCGCACAACTGAAGAACCGACAAAAGGACTTCTTACACCGTGCCGATAGTTGTAACACCCGAAGTTGGGATACCACTGCCCTTTGACGTAACGCCAGAGGAGGCAGAAGGTTTTCGTGAGCGAGCCAAAGCCGCTTGCGCCACTATCCTAGAACTCATAGACTCCGGTGCCAATGTAAAAGCCGATGAGGAAGACTCTGTTGTAGCCCACCAGATAGCGACCACGGGCAACTTCGTACCATCTAAAACACCTCCCGGTGCCATCCTAAAACTAGAAGCCCTGCTGGATCATTACGACCACGAGTTTCTGGAAGTCAACCGTAAGATCCAAAATCTTGTAACAAATAAATTGTTAGAAGAGACAGAAAACGAGGATGCCAAGGTTAGGCTCAAGGCGCTGGAATTGCTGGGTAAGCGTAAGGGGGTACAACTCTTTACTGACCAGATCGAAGTGACCGTGAAACAAAAGCCCATAGAGGAAATTGAGAAGGAACTTGGTTCTTTGTTGGAACGCTACATGGGTCCTGTGGAACAAGCAGTAAAAGACGACATACAAGATGTTGAGGTAAAAGAGGTCAAGCCAGACGAGAACATAATCCCCGACGACGATGAGTTGGACGCCCTGCTGGGGCTAAAAGATAAGGAGGGCGACGGTGAATCAGAACCGCCTGCAAGCACTCCTCAATAACAAGAGCACCCTAAACCAACTGCCTCTCAGTGTAAAAGCCAAGATTTATGAGTTGGTTGAGGAGTTAGAAGAGCGCAAGAGCGCGGAACAGGCACAGAAGTCCTTTATGGCATTTGTCCGTAAGGTCTGGCCTTCGTTTATACATGGGGCGCACCACGCCAAGATGGCTGAGGCGTTCGAGCGGGTGGCTGAGGGGAAGATAAAGCGGCTGATTATCAATATGCCACCCCGGCACACCAAGTCTGAGTTTGCTTCCTACCTGCTCCCGGCTTGGTTTCTAGGTAAATTCCCTAACAAAAAGGTCATTCAGACCAGCCACACTGCCGAATTGGCTGTGGGATTTGGACGAAAGGTGCGAAATCTTGTCGATCAGGACACGTATAGAGAGATTTTCCCGGGGGTTGGCCTACAAACAGACTCTAAGGCTGCTGGCAGGTGGGCGACTAACAAGGGTGGAGACTATTTTGCTATCGGTGTCGGTGGTGCTGTTACGGGTAAAGGTGCCGACATCCTTATTATCGACGATCCGCACTCTGAGCAAGAGGCTGCGCAGGCGGAAGTAAACCCAGAAATCTACGATAAGACCTACGAGTGGTACACATCAGGCCCTCGGCAGCGTCTTCAGCCGGGTGGAGCGATCATAGTTGTGATGACTCGGTGGAGTAAAAAGGATCTGACGGGTCAAGTGCTCAAGGCAGCAAGCCAAAGGTCGGGTGAGGAGTGGGAAGTCATCGAATTTCCGGCGATTTTGCCCAGCGGCAAGCCGTTGTGGCCTCAGTTCTGGCCTAGAAAAGAGTTAGAAGCCCTCCAAAAGGAACTACCCCACGGCAAGTGGATGGCTCAGTACCAGCAGCAGCCTACAAGTGACTCCACAGCCATTGTAAAACGCGAATGGTGGCAGATTTGGGAGGATGACGAGGCGCCGGGCTGTGAATTTACCCTGATGTCGTGGGATACGGCCTTTGAGAAGAACAACCGGGCAGACTATTCAGCCTTAACCCACTGGGGGGTCTTTTATCACCCGGATGAAACGGGGCTGATGCAGGCAAACATCATACTTTTGAACGCTTTTCGGGAGCGTATGGAGTTCCCAAAACTGAAGCAGACGGCTATTGACCAATATAAAGAGTGGGAGCCAGACAGCGTAATTATTGAGAAGAAAGCCTCTGGGGCGCCCCTGATTTACGAGATGCGGGCAATGGGAATTCCTGTTCAGGAGTTCACTCCAAGTAAAGGTAACGACAAGATTAGCCGTTTGAACGCCGTGTCAGATATATTTGCAAGTGGTAGAGTGTGGGCACCGAACACACACTGGGCGGAGGAAGTGATCGAGGAGGTTGCATCTTTTCCGGCTGGAGAGCATGATGACTATGTTGACTCTGTATCCCTCGCGTTGATGAGATTTCGCAAGGGTGGGTATATCCGTACCCTGTTAGACGAAGAAGATGAATTACCTTCGTTTAGGCGGAAGTTTGAGGGGTAC